TATTAAGAGAATTATTTTTTTTAATAATAATAAAACTATTTTTATAATATAAATTATTGTAATATTCCCAATATATTTCCATATCTGTTCTTGTTGTATTAATAGTATAAATTATATCATCAATTATACGATATTTGGAATCTCCTGAATATATATTTAATCCAATTGAACTCCAATCATATATTGTAGTTACACCATTTATTTCTAATTCTAAATCAGAATATTTAATTCCTACTGCATTACTATTTACAAAAGGAATAACTCCATAAGTAATAGTTTCAACAGTAGGTGTTACTGATATTAAATTATTACAATCATTTATAACATAACTTATATCTGTAATTAATTGTAAACAATTAGAAGGTAAAAGAGCATATACGCTTTCATTATCATTATAATAAACAGATAAATCAACTAACGGTGTTTTAATAGGAAGTAAATCTTCATATCTTTTTATTACTTCTTCCGTACCTTGTTGTATAGGATTTAAAGCATTTATCTTCTGTTTAATTAGTCTTAATTGACATGAATTAAGAAACCAATCTTTTTGTTCAGAAGTTATACTATTTTTCCTATTAGAATCTATATATTGTAATTCTTGGTCTATTGCTATATGAAGCTCTCTTACAGTCTGATATGACATATTATATTACCAATTTAAAGCTTTAAGCTGTTTTTCGATTTCACTTACAATTGATTTATTCTTTACATCTTTACACCATAACATTGCTTCTTCTCTATTATTAGCAATAGGTTTATTTTCTTCATCAAATATCATTGAACTTCCTGGTACACTTTTTAACTTACCTATTAACTTAGCTTTTTCAATAAAACCTATTAGTTCTAAATCTTTATTAGCACTATATTCTAAAAACTTTTCAGGTCTTGCTTGTGCTAAACCGTCAAGAGCAATTTGTTTATCTTCAAATTGAGGATATTGTTTTATATCTAATTCAAATGCTAAAAGCATTGAATCAACTTTATCACCATCATTCATTAGTTTCATAAATTGCTGTTTAGCATTTATTACTAATTTAAACCTATTAAGTTCACGCTTCTTTAAATCATCTTTATCTCTTAATATAAATTTAATATTATTACTATAATCCATCATGTGTTCTTTATTAGCTACTTGATTATGCACTAAACAATAACAATAAACTAAATATTGAAATGGTTCATAAATTGCAATATCTTGTACTTCGATTAAGGTAGAAGTATAATGTTCAAATATCTTATCATAATACTCTTTATATATTGCTTTATCTTTTTCTTTATCTCCTTCAATATGGGTTTCAAGCCATTTTTGAATATTTGAATAAGCATTTTCACATTTTTTCTTTGATTCTTCATTAGGATATTCTATATCTAATTTAATATCCATTCCTTTTGCAGGAACTTTTAATGTAAATGAAGAAAAATAATTATGTATCATACCTATCCATTCTTGATTTGAAGGAACACTTTGTATTATATGAGGCATTATTCTTGCAAGAAATTTAACTTTAGTTGTTATTCTTTTACTTGCATTATAACTCTCTCCCAATCTTGAATTATTAAAAACCATTTTAGAAGCATTTTTATCTCTAAATTTGCTTCTATTAGGTTTATCTTCTAAAATTAGTTCTCTGATTACTCTCAATTCTTTTGCCATACTTAAAATGTATTAATTAACTATTTAAAGAAAACCAACTGTTATAGTTGGCTTTCTAAAATGAAACAACGATTAGGATTTTTAATATTAATTCCTCTTGACATTTTAACTTCATATCTAGCATTATCAACATCAGTTGCTGCCATACCTTGTGATATTGTTCCCCATGATTTAGGAATAGGTGCAAGACCAGGAATTACTTTACTAATATAACTCTGTCCTGTCTGATATTTAAGTTCAATATTACGGCTACCATTATAAGTAGAATAATCCATAAATACTCCTGTATGAGAACTCATAGGATAACCTGTGCGAGGATGTAGATTACCATTAGCTTTATCAAGTTCACCAAGCAGACCTATATCAAACATCAAATCATGTATAGCCGTAATTGTATGTCCTGTTACAGTTTTATATTGATTAAAATATGCACCATAACTCAACATACCATTTTTACCACTTACTGCTTTAATCATTTCAACAGGCATGATAAAATTACTATTAGCTATATCATTCATTATAGCACCATGAAAATCTTCAAGAAAACCTTGTCCACCATGAATAACTATTTCCATAGCTTTACTATCAGGTTCACCCCAAAAAATATCACCAACAGTTGTTTTAAGTTTTGTAGTAGTTAAACTAAAACCGTATGTATCATGGTTACCAACTGCTACAATATGTTCTCTTACACCTGCACCTAAAGGAATTGGTTTATTACTTTCAGGGTCAAGAAGATAAATTTGACCATTAACATCTCTATTATATTCTGATAAATAAAGGTCATGGTTATTCATTTGTCGCATCCACACTTCAAACTGACGCATTTCTTCATTAATCCATAATGTTTTTGCTTTACCATCTGTTGTATTTGCTCCATCAAAAATAATAGGAACTACTTTATTAGCTAAATTACCTTGTATCTCTTTTGAATATCTCTTAAAAGATATTTGATTAGTCATCCATTCAATACCCTGTGATGAACTACGATTTCCTCTGCTTCCTGATTCAGCAACAGCAGGTGCTATAATTACCCATCTTTTTCCTACAAGCAAATTATCAATACCGCAAAAAGCTGTATTATCTGCTGTACGAAGTTGCAAACGATATAACCAACCATCAGCTACACGTGAAGGTTCATAATGTACATGAACTTGTGTTTGTTTATCAGGTGCTAACATTCCGTATTGATGTGGGCAAAGTCTTGTAGTAAATACTACTTCAAATAATGTATTAGCTATACCAGGACTAACATACGCAGCGTTCATTCTAACTACTTCCATAGTATGCTGTATATTTTCCATAATAGGATATACATATTCTACATTATTAAGACCTTCACCTGATTTACCTGTTGTACTAGCAAGTCCTTGCCCTTCTGTCATTGCCAAAAAACTAAACTTACCTATATAATCATCGTGCATAAGTCTTGTTACTGTCATTGATAGTTTGTCAGGTTCACTAAGACCTAAAGTTGCTAATGAATTTTCATCAGTATATGTTCTCTGGTCATAAGGCGTTGGAGTTCCAAATTTAATTGCCATAATTTTTTATTGTTTTTTACTGTATTTATTTTATCCTAAGATTACCTTAGAAGAAGATGAATCAAGTGTTTGTCTTGAACCACTACTTCCTGATTTAAATTTATTTATTCTTTCTTTCAAATTAGAAACGTGTGTTTGTTGCACATTTTCTTTAAAAATTGTTTTAATATCTTTACCCATAAATAACCTTAAAGCATCTAATACAATATTATCATTATTTTTTTCAAATTCCATTTTATCTACTTCATAAGCTGTAAACTGATTACCTTGTCTATCTTGGTATTTAGGAACTGTCATATATTCTATTAAATGTGCTTTACTATATTCTACTGATTTACCGTTTTCAGTTTTGATTAATTTATCAGGTATAACAAAATCGCCTATTTTACCATCTTTAATAACCTTAACAATATTATTTGTATCTTCTTCTATTGCATCCTGTGCAGCTTTTTGTTGTGCAACAATTTTATCATTATATTCTTTTCTTGATAATTCTGTCTTTTCATTCATATATTTTAAAGCTAAAGTAGCTTCTTCATAAGTTCTATTATCATTTTTAATATAAGCAGCTAATTGTTTTGCTCTTTCTTCTGTATTACCTCTCATCATTTCAGCTTTAATAATATAAGCCATGTGTGTATCAATTTCTTCTTTATCTAATGTAATTTTTGAATAATCTTCTGTTTCACCTAATCCCTTATAAGAACCTTTTTCTTTATAATGACGTATTGCATCAATTAGAAAAGGATTAGCGTTTAAAAATTCATTTACAGCTGTATTATAACTAGCTTTTCTTACATTTTCAATTATTTGTTTTTCTCTTGCTTCTAATCCTTCTATATTATCAGGAAACGTAATAACATTACCTTGTTCATCTTTAACTTCATATCCTGTTTTTTTACCTAATAGATTAGGAATAGGAGTAGATAATTCTGCAACTTCTTCTTTAGTTTTAAATATCTTACCTTCATTATCTAAAGCATTACCATTTTCATCTAATTTATATTTATTACCATCGAGTTCTATAATTTCTCCTTCTTCACTAATTAATGTTTCAATATCATTCCATTTTTTAACAACTTCTCCTTTATCATTAAGAAAATTACCTGCTTCATCAACTTTGGTTGCACCAAATTGTGTTCCATATTGCTTAAAAGCATCTGTTCTTAAATCTTCGGGAATAACGATAGGTTCATCATTAACAATAATATCAGGATTTGTATTTCCTTCATTATCATCATTACCTAAAAGTACTTTGCTATCTTCTGCCATTTGATTAAAATTTATTAAATATACATTATTTAATTATATGATACAAATCTAAATTGAAATTTATTTTTTTCAAAAAAATATTTATACCACTTTAATTCTTGTTCATACGAGCTATCTTTTCATTACTTCTCATTTGTTCTCTTTTAATATTATTACTATCCTGTTTAATATTTAAATCACGTATTTTCATTTCAATATCATTTAAAACAGTAAGTAAATCTGTACCATCTTCATTTACACCTTTAGACATACCTGTTAATTTCATTTTAGCAACTTCAATATCTTTTTCAATTTTAGCTAATTCTATTTGTAATTTAATTGATAGTTCTTTATCAGATTGTTGTATATTCATTTGAGCAACTTCTTTCTGTAAATTATTTCTAGCTTCTTCCATAGCACTTAATCTTTGATTTTCTTCATCTATATAACCCATTAATAAATCTCTTAATTTAGATGAATTACGTTTATCAACACTTTCAATAGCTACTTTTAAAGAACCATTTTGTCCTGCATTAAAAGCAAATGCTTTATAAGCTTCATATTTTTCTTTTTCTACTCTACTATTCTTTACAAATATTTTAATATCTGAATATAAACGTACTCTTGGATTTATAATTAATCTACTAACCCTACCTTCACTATTAATATATTTACCTTTTTCATAAATAGGGTCATCACGTAACCAAGCATATTTACTATAATCTATATCAGCTTGATATTCAGTTTCAAGATATTTATTAAATGTTTCACTCATCATTAAA